GTTGTTGGGGTTGTAAAGCGTGATCCGCCGCTTGCCGTCCGGTTGCGTTGCATCCGTCATCACATCGAAGACGCTATCTGAAAGCGCCGCCAGGTTGATCCCCTCGTTGTCGCCCCGGGTGCAGCAATAGAGCGCAAGATCCAGATCCGCCAGCCCGATCCGGTGCAGGGGGCCGAAGTGCGCCGCCACCCAGATACTGGTCGTGACATCGGCCAGGTTCGGCTCGACGAGGCTCGCATCGAAGGTCAGCTCCAGCGCCCGGGCGGTCACCAGCTCGTCAACCAGATACTTCTTGATCGACTCGCGGATGTAGGTCTCGTTGGCCGTGGGATCAAGCGCCATATTCCTTGTCCAGATCGCTTAGAATTTGGTCCAAGGTGTTGTAGAAATCGTGGAACATACGGTCGGCCTCGGCCTGCTCGGGATCATCCTGATTGATCTTCAAAGTGCAGTGGTTCATGGCCTTGTGGATCTTCCGCAGATCGGCCACACGGTGCTCGATCACCACGCACAGATCCTTGGGGTAGATGTTGATCACGACCATTTCTTGGCGATCCCCCTCAACGCTTCCCGTCCCTGCTTCGACCAACCATCTTGAGCGTACATACGGGCCGTGGGGCCGAACACCGGCCGGGCCTTGCCCCGATGGGCGGCCAGCCCGAACTCCATCACACGGGCATACATGGCGATGGGCTTGCTCCGGCGCCTCTTGGAAAAGATGCTCTTGTAGCCGCTGTCCCTCACCCCGGCGGGCACGCCGCCGATGACGCCATCTTTTACTCTAAAGACCGAAAGACTCCTGAGCAGATCCCCGTACAGCCGCCAGAACATCTTGTGCCCGGTGCCCTGCAACCGGAAGGCGCCGCCGAGCTTTTGGGTTTTCCACTCCAGATAGATGTCCGAGTATGGCGCGTAGGTGTTGGCGAACTTGCCGTCCACGATGTTTTTAAAGAGCAGGTTCTTGTAATCCGTGGCCATGCGCCGGGGCATGTCCCACTTCTGGAACTTGGCCGCCTCCATCAGATCCCCGCAAGCCCGCATCCAGCGATGAAACTGCTTGAGATCGAACACCATTCTGATGATCATGGCCGCGGCCCCCGATTATCCTCACCGATCACCACCAGATTGGTGGCCTCGAACCGGCGGCTCTTGATCACCTCGATCCGGTAATATTCGGTTGCGCTGACCTCGAAGCGGTCCAGGACCTGAAGATCCAGATCGCCGGGGATATACATATCGTCCTCGCTCAGCCCCAGCTTCCCCAGGATCTCGTCGGTATCCAGCTCGTTTCCGTAAAGCGCCTCGGTGATCAGGGCCGGAACGTCGGCCTTGATGAGCTGCCAGGTGGTGACGGTCTGGTAGTTGACCCGGGATTCCACGGGGCGGTAGATCGATCCCACCACGTTGGCCTTGTAGAGCACGCAGTCGAAGGACATGATGATACCTTCGAAGAGTTCGGGGGTCCGGTTCATCACCAGCAGATTGCGGCCGTCCGGAAGGTTGATGGTATCGCCCGCCACGACGGCGGTGTCGTAGCTGAAGGTGCCTTGCAGGAAGAACTCGCGGATGAAGGGCTTGGTCACCTGCTGGTTGAGCTCCACGTCGGCATACTCCCCGGTGATGTCGCCCCCATCGCGCAGGATGGTAATGGGCACCCCCACCTCTTCGAGCACTTCCTTAATGTCGGGACCTAGGCTCAACTATTCCCCTCCAGATAATCCAGGGTCGGCGGATCGTCGTAGTCGGTGATGTCGTTGCCCACCTCGTCGTACTCAAATCCCGGCCCGGCCACCTGGCCAAAGAGCTTGTAGGTATCCACACCGCTGTTCAGAAGATCGGTGAACATCTCGGGCCGCGCGTCGATGACGGCCAGAAAGTCCTTGTCCATCTGCGTGATCAGGTCTTTGTAGTGGTCGAATCGTTGGTTCAAGGCCAACTGCTTGACCTTGAACTTGTGCGCCGATTCACTCATGAGATAGAAAAACAGATGCCGCTTGGCGCGCTGCTTGAGCCAGTAAATCTTGAAATCGACTGTCTCAGGCAGCGTCCAGGCGGTTTCCCGAAGCGCATCGTCGGTCGCGTTGGAGTAGTCGTCCGCAACCAAGATGTTGCTCAGACCCCTAACCTCCTGTGTGACCAGGGTGATGAACTCGGTTCTATCCATCTTTCACCTCGGGTTCGGCCTTCTTTGACTTTTTCGGTGGCTTGGGCTTGGCCTTGGGCTTGGGAGCCTCGAAGATCTCCAGGGTGCCGGTTTGAGCGGCGATTTCATCCGTGACATCTTCGGGCAGGGGGGCCATGACGGTCGCCCCCTTGATATACTTCCGCGCCCGCGTCTTCAGGGTCACCAGCATCTGCACTTTCTCTATCTTGGCCATTGGGCCTCCTTAGATGACGGTCAGGCAGTAGGTGGCATCCTCGAAGTAGAGCACCGGCAGGCCCTTGTTCTGGGCACGGACATAGACCCCCTCGGGGTCAATCTTCTCCCACTGATCGACCTTCATGCCCCAGACGCGATCCACGGCGAAGGGCGCTTCGGCGAACTCGGCGATGGGCTGACCTTCGACCGTGGAGGCGAACATGAGGAACTTGTCCGTATCCAGATACTTCTTGGTCATGTGCACCGTGTCCTCGGTGGCCTTGTAGGCGTTGCTCAGGGTGCCCGTTGCGGAGACGGTACCGGCCCCGGCGTCCACGGCGGAGATAGTCACATCCTCGCTGGTCTTGGCCGACACGTCGGTGACGGTGAGGGTGCCGCCGACCACAAAGTCGGTGGTGTCATCGACGTAGATGGTATGGGGCCCGGCCCCGGCGGCGAGCGCGGCGGTGAGGAAAGCGCGGATCTGATAGGCGTCGTCGTACTGGACGATGTTCTCCAGTTCGAGCAGGCTGCCCAGAACCCTGAGCTTGTTGGGACCGAAAAGATCCCCCTCGCCGAAGGCCGACTTCTTGAGCAGGTTCTGGATGCCGGTGTCGAGCACCATGAGCTTGATGATCTCGGCGGTGACCAGGGCATAGTCGAGCTTGGCGCTGTTGGCGTTCTTCATGGTGATCACGGCGTCCATGATGTCTTCCACGATGTTCTTGGAAGCGCCGTCGTCCCACTGCCGGTCGGCGGCCAGCGTGACCTGGTGGGCAGAGGGAATCCCATAGTCCACGCTGATCTTGTTCTGCTTGTGATCCACATAGGTGAACCCGCCGTCGGACAGCATCTTGGCGTACATCCACTCTTTCCGGCGGTCGGAGCGGTTGCGGAGCATATTGAGCTGGCGGGCGAGATAGGCCGACGCCCGGTGGTGGGTGGCCGTGGTGCCCGGCTGACGCAGGTTGTTGAGGAAGTTGGCCCCGAAATACATCTTCTCGGACCAGAAAGCGGCGAACGCCTCATGCTCGCTCACGCCCGTGGGAACGGTGCGCGGCGCCGGCGCGTCCTCGCTGGAAAACGGTGCCATGCCGCGATTGCCGATCTGGGCCTCCCACTTGATCTCCTCGGAATCCCAACGGTCGGATCCGAACAGGTTGGTGAGAAGCAAATCGGGATCGGTCATGAACCGCTCAATCAGTTTTTGCAAAACTGAAAGTCTCAGTTCAGGGATATCGTTAGCCATTTGTTCTCACCTCCTTTAACGAAGAATCAGGAATTGGCCGTCCTCGGTGGCCCAGGTCAGATCCGCCAGGCCCCCGGCGTCCAAGTTGGGGATCAGTCCCTTGTAGAGGATGGCGTTGGAGAGCACGACCACGCCCTGCCCGCCGTCCGCTTCCTCGCCGTAGCCGGTGTCCACGCCCGTGAGCAGGATGCCCGCGGCAGTGGAGAAGGGGGTTGAGGCGTCGGTCTGGATGAAGACCATGCCGCCGTTGGCCACGGTGATCGCCGCCGTGACATCGTTGGTGGCCGTCACCACGGCTTTGTGGGAGTAAGTGGTGCGATCGATGGCCGTCACCGCCCCCAGGTCGATGGGAGTGGCATCGGAGTCCACGGCCCCCAGATGGTCGCCCACGGCGAACATATAGGAGTCTTCGAGGACCATGTGGCACTCGGCGCTGACCGCGCCGTCCTGGGTGAGGTAGGCCCCGCCGAGAAAGGCGAGCCCCGCCGTGGGGGCCTGCACCGCATAGGGCACGAACTGGCCGGCCCGGTTGGTGGATTCGGAAATTTTGCCCATGACCGTGCCGGCGGGCAGATACCCGTAGCCCGCCGGAATGGTGACCTGCTTGGTCAGGGCGATGTTCTGGTCGGAGTAGAAAAGCCGCTTGGGGTCAACCTGCGCCCCGCGTCTCAGATGAGGAGTTTGTCCAGCCATTTAAGCTCACCTCCTTTAAGCGGTTTCGTGTTTGGTGAAGGAGAGCAAGCTGTTGACCAGCTCGTCCTCTTCCTTCTCGCGCTCCTTGGCCAGGGTCGCGGCGGCGTCGGCCGCCTCCTTGTCCAGGAAGCTGGCGCCGATCACCTCGTTGCTCACCCCGGCGGTCTCCCACTCTGCGATCTCGGCCTTCACCGCTTCGGTGAAGGCGGCGGTATCGAGGATGCACCCGTCCTTCATGAACTTGGTGTAGGCCACATGCTTTCTGACCTTGGGGTGGAGATGAGCGGGCACCTTGCTGGCCGACAACTGGGCGTCCCAGATCCGATCCGCGAGACCGGCACGTTCGCGCTCGACCCGCAGCGCCTCAGCCTTCTCGAAGGACAGGATCTTCTTGCCCTGCTCGGTGACGGTGGTTTCCAGGGATTCAATCTGAGACGACAGGGCGGTCTTCTCCTTGTCGTGCTCGGCCTGGAATGCCGCGCGAGCCTCGTCCTGAATCTGCTTGAACAGATCCGGGTGCTCCTTCTTCAGGGTTTCAATGTTCATAGTCGTCTTTTCCTCCTTTGGGGCTTTCACAAGGCGCTCGGAAAAGGTGATCTCCTCTTGAACACCGCCAGCCTTATCGAACGCCTTCGAACTGGTTTTCGAGTCGTAACCGAAGACGCACACCGACGCCTCGACGAACTCGCACTGCCGGAAGACCGTCCCCGGCCCCTTGAGCGTGTACCCGTTGACCTTGACGCTGGCACCTTCTTCCACGCGCTCGATCACCTGGGGCCGCACTCTGACGGAGGCTTGATAGGGGAACCCTTCCGCACTCAGCCGCTGGAACTTCTCCGACTCCTCGGTTGAGACAAATTCGGTTTTGTCAGGGTCAACGCGCACGTTGCCCTGATCGGTGAGGGGCTTGCCGGTGAAGGCGATCTTCTTGTCGATGTTGTGGTTTTCGAGGATGGGATATCGCTTCTCGATGAACTTCATCCCCTCCAGATCGATGGCCAGATCATCCCACCACCAGTGGCCCTTGATGATCCCCCCAGAGTAGGCCACCATTTCGAGCCGCGCCTTCTTGGTCTCGCCATCACCTTTGAGGAAAGAGACCTCCTCCCCCATCAGCATGAGGGCCAGACTTGGAACCTTACGGGTCTGCGTTTTCATTTGCCCCTCCAAATAAAAAGCGGCACATTAGGGGAGATTAGGGCACCCCTAATGTGCCGCCTTATTAAAAGGCCCCGTTGCTCGTCAGCTTGGGACCGAACTCATTTTTTCAGGAGTTAGTCGTCTTCACTACTCTCAGACCGGCTGTTGCCGGCCTGAGATTTCGGCTTCGGCTGCTCCCCCTCGGTTTTCTCCTGAACGCTCTCGGCGTCGATGGAGTAGACCACCGGCGGATACCGGGCGTCCTCCGTGGCCTTTCTCAGGCGGTTGCGTCCGTAGCTCCCGATCCCCAGGAGCGAGGCGGCGCGGGAACCGGGCAGCCCGATGGATTCTGTCAGCGGCCCGTGCTTGACGCCCAGGACAGCCTTGCTGCGGCTCTCCAGATCCACGGACTCGGAGACCGGATGGGAGATGTCGATGAGCAGCTCGGGCGCCTTGCGGACATTCTTCATCACAGGCTGCTTGTCCTTGAACCCGATCGCCTCCTCCACGCCGAAGCTCTTGGGAAAGTTGCTCACCACGGATTTTAGAAAGAAGATCGACCCCCAGAAGTCGTACCGGTAGAACCGGTCGAAGTACGCCACCTCGTCCGAAACCCGGTCGGCCATAGGCCCGCGGGTCGCCTTGACGCTGGCGTAGGTCCCCCCCACGGTGCCGGTGGTCACATCTGACGGCTCATTCAAGCCCGAGGTGATCATCTGCATGATGTCGGTGTCGGCATCGCTTATTCGGGGCAGATTGGGGTTTTTCGCGGTGACTTCCATACCCGGCGGCAGAAAAAGTCTCGAACCCGGTTTGATCTTGGCCATGACCCCTGTCTTCTTCCGGTCCTCTTCCGATAGGCTGACCCACAGTCGAAACGCCTTGGGGTCAGTGAAGGTGAACACCCAGGCGTAGGCCCCAGAGGACCGCTTGTGATCGATCTCAAACTTTTTAAGATTCTCATAGTGGTTGAGCCACTCCAGTGTGGTGCGAAGGTAGGATACCGCGCGGCGGGTCATGAAACCCCGGTTCCAGGAGAGCACGAAGCGGTAGAAGCCCCCTAATTTCTCGAAGGCGCCATTCGGCACCTTCGAGGACTCCTGCCACTCCCTCTTGAAATCCTTGTGATCGGATATTGAATTGATCAGATTGGGCTGCCTTGCGATGTAAACCGATGGGATTTGATCGTAATTGCCGCTGTTTCCCGTCTTCACGTTGTAGAGCAGCGGCATGGTGGCCTTGGTGGGGTGCCAGATGATCCCCTCTTCTGCCTTGTCGCAGATCAATGACGGGTCCAGAAAATCAACCTCGACGAACCCGTCCCTGTGCACGGTGAGGATCAGGTTCAGCTCCCCCTCGACCAGCGCCCGCCCGGTGAATTTCGGCCAGGCATCGTAGAGCCGGTTGCGCCAGTCCAGCTCGATCTCATCGATGGCGGCCTGGATCCGAGGCACCTCGCTGGTGGCCTCGAATCCAAGCCCCACGATGCGTCCCACGACCCCCCGTATGGCCGTGTTGACTTGCGGATTGGCGTTGAACTTGCGCCAGCACTCGGCTTGCAGCGCCTCGCGCGACTGCAACTCGGTGGTCCCCCGCCCACGGATCGGCATCCCGTCCGGGTCCACAGCGGGGGCGTCCACCAGCTCGCCGGTCTGCCAGGGCATGGTGAACTGGATCTTTTCCAGAAACTCGTCCGGTGTCTCGTCCAGCCATGCCTTGAAGTCGCCGTCGAACATCCGGCCCCCTTGA